CGAGCACTGCGCGGCGATGGGCGGCGTGTACCTGCGCGTCACCTGGGACACCGACGTCAGTGATCACCCGTGGATCGACCTGGTTCCCGCCGACGCCGCCGTACCGGAGTTCCGTGGCAGCAAGCTAGTCGCCGTCACGTTCTGGACCGTGATCCGCGACGAGGGCAAGACCGTGATCCGGCACCTTGAGAAGCACATCCCGGGCCGCAACGCGATCCTGCACGGCGTGTACGTCGGCGAGCAGGACAAGATCGGGCAGCAGGGCAACCTGGGCGACTTCTGGGAGACCGCGCCGTACGCGCAGATGGTCACCGAGGGCAACGCGATCACGTTCCCCGACCAGCCGAAAGACGCCTCCACGGTCGTGTATGTCCCGAACATGCGGCCCAACCGGATCTGGCGTGACCTCGGCCCGCACACGGCCCCGTTCGGCCGCTCGGACTACAGCGGCCTGGAGACGGACCTGGACGCCCTGGACGAGGCGTACGGCTCATGGATGCGCGACATCCGCCTCGGCAAGGCCCGCCTCATCGTCCCCAGCAGCTACATCGACAACATCGGCCGGGGTAAGGGCGGGATTTTCGAGCCTGAGCGGGAAGTCTTCGTCCCCGTCGCCGCGATGGTGTCCGGCGAGGGGACGATGGGCCAGCAGATCATGGCCCAGCAGTTCGACATCCGCTGGCAGGCGCATCAGCAGACCGTCTCCTCGATGATGGAAATGATCATCCAGATGGCGGGGTACTCCGGGCAGACCCTCGGCATCCAGGGCGACGTAGCGCAGACCGCCACGGAAGTCGTGGCACGGGAACGCAAGTCCCTGACCACGCGCGGCAAGAAGATCACGTACTGGCGGCCTGCTCTCGCGGACATCCTCTACGGCCTGATGTCCATCGAGCAGTCCGTGTTCCACATGGACATCACCCCCGTGCGCCCGGACGTGGAGTTCCCGGACGTGGTGCAGCCGGATCAGCTGGAGCTCGCGCAGACGGTCTCGGCGTTGCGGGGCGCTGAGGCGGCGTCGGTGGAGACCGCGGTGGCGATGGTGCACCCCGACTGGTCCCCGGAGAAGGTCGGCCTCGAAGTGCAGCGGATCTACGAGGAAGTGTCCCTGGACATGCTCAGCCGGGCGCGGATCTCCCTGTCCACGACGCCGGGGGAGGATCTCGGCCAGGAACTGGGGGAGATCCCCGGTGCTGTCGGGGCAACGGACATCGGGTCGCAGGTGGAGCAGGACGCGGCCACGTCGGACACCGATCAGGACTCAGGCGGGCAGTAAGGGAGCGGTTGTGGCACCGAAGCAGGCAAGCGGACGGGTCTCGCGGGCTAAGCCCGCAGTCCAGCGCCCGGCACGCAGGGCAGCCCCGCCGAAGTCCCCGAAGACGGAGACCATCCCGGCCAAGGGCGGCGCCAAGCCCATCACGTTCGCCAAGGGCGGCCTGCACAAGTCGCTCGGCGTCCCTCCTGACCAGCCGATCCCCGCAGCGAAGATGGCCGCCGCGCTCGCGGGCAAAGCCGGGCCGAAGGCGGCAGCGCAGGCCAGGTTCGCTCGCAACGTCCTCAAGGGCGGCAGCAAGAAGAAGGGCAAGTAGATGGCAGTCCTCCTGGCGCTCGCCGATGACCCGGACGAGCGCCCCGCCGCGCTCGCGGCCCTGGCGACCGCCATGCGGGCCGCACTCATGCTCAGCACACGCCTCAGAAGGGCAGGCAAGTAGATGGCTAAGGCACCCCGGCCTATCCCCGGCAACTGCGCCGGCAACGGCCTGACCTCCACGTCGCCGCAGCGCGTCCAGGCAGCGGCGGCGAACACCACGCATCCAGCGGTCCCCCCGCATAACCCGCCGATGCCGAACATCACCCACCCCAAGCTGGTGCCGCACACCCGCCCTGCCGTGGTGACAGGCCCGACATCGTGGGAGAACGGCCGTGACCCGGTAGTCACCAAGGGCGCGGCGAAGCTGCGGGGAGCAACCCGCGCCGACGCGGACCCCACCAAGTAGATGATCGCGCCGCGCAAGACCGCCGGGCTGCCGCCGCACCCCAACAAGGCGTCCGTGCCGGTGCAGTCCTGCGTCCACTCCGCGCAGATCAGCCCAGCGCAGTTCAAGCCGGACATGGAGAAGGGCGTCACGTCCACCGAGAGCGCGACCGTGGGAGTGAACCCGAACCCGCCAGCGAACCGGCAGCAGTCAGCCGCTCCCGCTGACCCGGTGATCCCTTACGGAGGGTCCGGGTACGGCTACTCTCCGTTCGGACTTGGCGGTACGGTCTACTGATGAAGCCAAGCATCGGGCGCATCGTCCACTACGTCAGCTACGGGACGCCTCCCGGCCGGGACGGTGAACAGGCATTCCCGAGCAAGTGCCGGGCGGCGATCATCGCTGACGTGCACGATCTCGGCGGCCCCTACGTCAACACCGAGGACTTGCCGATGGATCCGGTTGACCTGTGCGTGCTCAACCCGACCGGCCTGTTCTTCAACGAGGCCGAGCATGACGAACACGACAGGCGCGGCGGAACGTGGCACTGGCCCGAGCGGGTAGAGCACGAGCCCGGCGACCGTCCTGCGGGGCACTGATGAGCCCCATTGACCTGTCGGTGGAAGTCCGCACCCATGTAGCCGAGGCAATCGAGTCCCTTGCACTGGACCCGGAAAGCTACGGCTACTCGATCTCGTGGTCCCCGGTCCAGCATCAGGGGCAGACCGGGCTCGGGTGGCTGATCCTCATCACCTGCCGCTCGCCGCTGCTCGGCCAGCCGCCGCTCGGGGAACTGTCCACGCTCCTTTCCCAGTCGGTGCCGAGCAAGTCCGACATCCGCGGCGCGGTGAACACGGCGCTGACGAACCTGCGCAACCACGCCGCGAAGATCACGAGGGTAGGCAACGGTCACGCGCCGCTGCCGGGAAAGGTTGGCTGACATGGCTGCCACTGCGGTACTGCCGCGCAGCGAGCTATGGCGGCGCTACGGGAAGCCGCCGCAGGTCAATGGTGGCGTTGCGCTGCGAGCCCTCGGCCTGCGCGGGACGATCCACCCGGATGACGTGTGCGCGTTCCTGTACCCGTCCCAGGAGGCATGTGACGCCTACGCCACCGGGAACCGAGAGCATCACGGTCACCCGGATCTGGGCTCATACGCCGCAGGCGACAAGGTGGTTGGCGTGGTTGACCTGCGTCGCGCCCTGCCGCGCCCCGGTGATCCCGCGCTCCCTGATGGTGTACAGGAGCGCTACCGGCCGAGTGTGACCAGGGAGGACTGACATGGCACAAAAGCCGTTCCCGAAGGCCGGCCGTCCCCACCGCACCCCTGGAGCGAAGCAGCCTCCCGTCACTCCCGGCGTGAGCGAGAGTTCCGGCACCATGCGCCAGCGCGCCGGGCTCGACACCCTCGCCACCGCCTATGGGCAGGCGTGGAGCGGCAGCGACAACAAAGAACCGACCTTCCCTTCTGACCCGCAGCCCAGCCCCAAGGGCGGCTCGGGTTCCTAGCAGTACCTCACCGCCCGCCCGCGCGTCAGCGGGATCAGATTGAAATTCATCCGCAGCAGGTATCCCGATTTCACCAAGTACAGCTCACCGTGCTGGACCATCAAGGGCCGCTGGATCTACTTCGATGCCGACTGGAACACCCGGTTCCCGTTCGGGGCCTGCCTGTCGCTGCGTGTCGGGCCGTACGGCTTCATAGATGCCGAGCGCAAGGTGTCACTGCCGCGCAACGGCATCTGCCTGGACCTGAACGCGCCGCTAGGCGAGCCGAACAGGCTGTCCGTTTCCATCGGGCACTGGCATGTCGTGCTGGGACTGCTTTCCGTTCGCAGCACGAGGCCATCGGGTCGGGAGATCGACGGCGTGGCCGTCTGGGAACCTTGCTGGTCCTGGCCGCACCTGGAAGGCATCAGCCGCTACCGCTACCACAAGGACGAGCACGGCAACTGGTGCCGCAATGACAAGCCGGAACCACTGCACTGGGGATGGCTGACCATTGATCGCAAGGAGGCGTCATGAAGCGATGGGGCCGCGAACTGGATCACGTCGTGTCCGTCCGGTTCGGCGGGGATCTGCTCGCTTCGGTGCGCCAGTTCGCGAAGGCCGCTGGCGTGAGCGTGAGTGACTGGATTCGCGAGGCGGCGGCGCGCGAGGTAGACGGGCTGGCGGAAGTGGAGATGCTGGCACCGGATCCTGACGGGCGCATTCACCGTGTCAGTGTCCCGGGGAAGCTGCTGCGGGATCTCGCAGAGGCCGGGATCCGCGAGGAAATCGACCGGAAGGTCGCGCCGCGCATCTGCGGCTGGACTTGCGCGCACCTGACGATGACAAGCGCGCCGGGCATCCTCGGAAAGATCACCACCGGCTGCGGCTGCGACATGCAGCCCGTCTATGCCGCCCCCGCTGCCTGACCCCGGGGGCACCAGGGAGATACGCTCAGCCGCGATCGGAGCCGCCGTGGCGGCAGTATGGCTGGCAGCGGAGATCGCCCTCCTCGCCGCGCTCGCCTCAGCGGTCCGCAAGGCCGTCACCGCATCCTCGATCGCCACGGCGCCCCCTCCGCGCGGGATGAACCCCCGCCAGCAGCAGGCATGGCGCAAACGCCGGCAGCAGGCAGCCGCCACGGCAGCGGCGCAGGCAGCCCGCAGGCTCGCATCCCTCGCAGCCGCGATCATCGCCACCGCGATAGCCCGCACCATCGCCATCCTCATCGCTGCCGGGATCAACCCCCGCGCTCACGTCCCCGTACCCGGAGACCTCGCCAGGACGGGAAGCTTCGCGACCCTTCAGGAGATGCTCGGCTCCGCCGGCCGGTCCGCGTACAAGAGCACGCTGGCGATCTTCCGCGAGGTCACCGCCGCAGTCCCCGCGTCCGGGAGCCTCGCTGACCGTCTCGCAGCCGCCCAGGCAGCCATCACCAGGGCAGCAGGACATGGCATCACCGGGTTCACGGACGCTACGGGCCGCGCATGGGACGTGACCGCCTACGTCGAGATGGCGACCCGTACCACGATCTCGAACCTCATCCGCGAGGACGAATGGCGGCAGATCCGCGCTGACGGCGGGGACCTGGCAGTCGTCTACTCCCGGTGGGCCGAGCACATCTGCGGGAAATGCCTGCCCTGGCTGGGAAAGACAGTCTCGCTGACTGGCTCTACGCCTCCGGGCGCGCGGGTTTCGGTCACTGACGCGGCAGGGAAGCAGTTCACGGCGACGGTAGCCGGGACCCTCCAGGAAATGATCATGGGCGGCTGGGGCCACCCGAACTGCTTCCCTGGCGACGTGCTGGTGTCAGCTCCTTCGGGCGTAGACGCCGCGTATTCCCACTGGTATGAGGGTGACCTCGTTGTCATCCACACAGCCAGCGGAAATGAGCTTCCCGCTACCCCAAATCACCCGGTACTGACGCCGGAAGGATGGGTCGCTGCGGGAGCGCTCCACGTAGGCGGCAGCGTCATCCGCT